ACAGTTACCTTGCCGTCAGTGAGACCACCAAGGTAAGTGTGACCAGTATTTCCAAACGTAGTGGAATCCGCAACATCAGCCGACTGCTTGACCTGAATCTCATTCGAGACAGCCGAAATGTCCGCGGTCCCAACAAGGAAACCAGCAGTCTTACCGTGAACCTGAGTCATAATTGGTCACTCCCCGGGACCGTAAACTTCGACATTAAAAGTGGCCCCCAGGTAACCTGAGACGCCAGCGACAGTTACCGAACCAAATTGTACGGACTGAACTCGTGCAGTGTCATAAGACGTAGCTTCGTAGCTTTCAATCGCCTTCTTAATCGAAAGCGTGTCACCACCACCAGCTACGTACTCAGCGAGACGATCACGACTGGTACGAGCGTCAGCACGTCCAACAGCTACTCGGATTGGGAACACGAGTCGGTCAGAACCTCGACCCATAGTGGCATCGAAATCGTACGTCGTTGGCCAACCCACAACCGCTGCCGGTACCTGGATGGAATCTGCGTTGTATGGGAAGCAACGCAGACCCTCAACCGTTTGACAAGCTGCACTAAGATCATCCATCACCGCTCCGATGTGCATTAGTACACACCCCACATGCGGTAGTAAGGGCGAATCGCCACTGCCACATCTGGATCGAGCTTGGCAAGCAGACGCATCTCAGAACCATCCTGAGGAGATCCTGCAATACCAAATGGGGCATCCCTGCGCATAACCCATCGGTTAGCCTGCATGAGAGTCGCCTGCTTAATCGCAAGCGGCACTTCAGTCCAACCATACTGAGCTGTGACCGTCAGCTCGTTATCACGATCGAAGCCAGAGAACCCACCACCGTAGTAACTGGCGTAGTACCAGTTCGAACCAGTGTACTCAGAAGAGAACTCAATCCATGTGTACGGCTGATCCTTCGACACCGCATTACGTGGGAAAAGTCGGTACTGACCCGTCGTGATAACGGTTCCATTGGCAGTTTCGATTTGAAGACCAGTCGTAGTGAACAGGTCATCGATCTCAACATACCAACGTGGAATCTTATGATAGTTGCCAGGGTCCCGCTGCGGAATGTAGTAGCGTGGCTCCGCAGCAGAAGCCTGACCGAACTGACGACCACAGAACTTGTCAATCGAACGTGAGGCAGCGGTAATGGCCGACTGCATAGTCACATCATCAATGTCATCAGCGACACGAAGGTATGACTTCAGGTCGTCGAGCGTGCAGTAGTCAGGTGCCCAACTCATTACCGCTGCCTCTTCCTAATCAGTTACCACGAACAACACCCGGCGGAAGCTCCGGCTCATTGCCGATGCCCTCCGTCCGAGCCTTCTCGTAGTCAGCTTCAGTGGGGACGTAATCACCCTCACGAACAGCCTCAGGCACCGGAACGTCCTCAACCTCAACCGGCATCACGCCAGAATCAGAAGCTGGGGTGCTAATGTCGTTAGCCTTATCCTGCTCCGCCGGAACCTCCGCCGAAGGAACGTCCGAAGGAACGTCCGCTGGCTTGTCAGAAGGGGAAGTCATTTCAGTTACTCCTTAGACCTTGTCGGTGAGAGCGACGTAGGCGAATGGGTTCTGAGGCCGAGCGTCCATCCGAGCCCAGCAGGAGAACTCAACCTGGCCGTAAGCCATCCGCGAGTAGGGGTTCACCATGACCTGAATGTCACGGACCCGACGGACAACATAGCCCTCCTGGAAGTCACCGAACGCACCCCAGTTCACAGTCGCAGAGCCGGCAGTGATGTTCGAGAACGCCTGGTCGATCACAACCGGATAACCAAGCAGACTCTGACCACCAGAACGAGCCGTGATAGCATCGTTCTGAGCCGACAGGAGCGGACGACCAGTAGAATCCACCAGACCCTGAAGCGCAGCCAGCGTGGCATCATTGAACGCCCACTTAGCGTTGTCGCGGTAAGCCGGGTCAACAGAGTGGACGAACTTCAGCAGGTCCGCGTAGGTGAGCGCACCAGTGTTAGCCGCCGCCTGAATACCAGTCAGACCGTAGACAAGACCAGTCGGCTGACCAGAACCCGTCCCGTTGACCAGGTGCGTGGCCTGGAGTCGCGCAATGCGAGTGCCAAGCTTGTTCGCAACCAGCGCCGACACATCGAACGCCGAATCCTGAAGAAGCTCAACCGAGACCCGGAGCGGAGCAGCGGAAGCGCCACCGGCCATGTACTTGTACGCACCGAGGCTGGCGGTACCGAACACGAGGTCCGCACCCGCAGCGAACGTGCCATTCTCAGCAACAATCTCACCGAGGTTGGCAGTGTCATCCAGAGTCGGCCACTCCAGTGGGTTACCCGAGGAAGTGACTACCGTCTCAACGGCGTTGGCAATACCACCGAACGCCTTCATGCGGTCAACCAACTTCTGCCGGAAGCCCTGCGGAACGGTGTAACCACCAGCAGTCGTGGTTCCCTCGGACTGAGCCCGAAGCTCAACGATATCCGAGTTCTCCTGACCAGTCCGGAGGTAGTGCTCGAAAGCACGCTCCAGTTCGTTATCCTGGTTCTCAGTAGCCTGAGTGACAACCGGCTTGGTGCTCACAGTGTTGTACGCCGCATTCCGCTTCTGGATCTCCTCAGACCGACGTGCAGTCTGAAGCTCACCTTCCAGCTTCTCGTAACGGTTAGCCTGATCCTCACTCAGTGGAGCATCCGGCGTGTCCTTGTTCTCGTCCAGAATGGCCTGCATCTTGGCGAGAATGTCCGAGACAGACATTTTCAATTACCTTCCATACCGAGCGTTGTGACGCAACCGGATGAGCTGAGAGCGAAGCAAAGCCGCCTCACTCGTTGGTGTAATGAACTGCTTGCTTCGCATTGCAACTGCCGCGCCACCATACGCTGGGAAGGTGACTGGCGAAACATCAATCAGACGTCCAACTGAAGTGTGACGCATCAAACGACGGCCACGAACTTCTCCCCATTCGGCTTCATCAGGGATGAAACCAAACGAAGCTCCATTGAGATCCCTACGATCAGCAAGGATCTTAACCGACCGGCCCCATTCGGTGTCCGGAAGCTCAACTTCGAACTCCAGACCCTCACTGTCAGTTCCGAGCTTCAATGTGCCCGAGGACTGACGTCCCAAAAGGTAGTCCGGATTGTGATTGAACAACGCGCGTACATCGGTCTCGGGATCATCCAGAGTCCGCTTGAACGCACGAGTATCAATCTCTTCGAGGTGGCTACCCAAATCAGCTACCTGGTTGAAAACGGAAGCATGTCCACCCAGGATATTGCCACGCCGGATTTCCGTCCGAAGCTCAACTCCGAACCTAGTTAGCTGGTTCTGCATCTGGCCCACCGGGTGCACCTCCCTCTTTACCAAGTGACTGTGGGGTGACCTGTGGAATTCTGGGCTCGTCGCCACCTTCGAGCTTGGGAAGGTTTCGCAGCTGTCGAGCTTCATTCAGAGTCAGCAAGCCGGAATTCACCTGGTCGATGAGAAGCTTGATCTCATCCTCAGGCGATGGCTTAATGAACATCGAGAAGTCGAACTCGCACCACTTGTCCGCTGGCAGCAGAGTCGACAGGCGATCCTGAATCCGGTTAGTCCATGGAGTCAGCGTGTAGCGAGCCAAACCACGGTTCTGCTCAGCAATTCCCTGACCCCAAGAAGTCGACTTCTCAGTCAAACCGAGCAGATGTGGGGGAACACCGAACCACCGTCCGACCTCGTCAACCGAGAAAGTTCGGGACTCAATGAACTGGGCGTCAGCAGCCGAAAGAGACCATGGACTAAACTCAAGCCGACGATTGATGACTGGAATATCACCAGCGTGATCCGGACCAAGCATCATTCGATTGATGTGGTCCTTAACGACAGTAGCCTCATCCGCAGTCAGATCCTCACCCACAGCGGGAGTCACCAGACCCGAGATGAGAGCACCATTCTGGAACTGACGCTGGGCTGCCTTGTCACCAGCGAGAGCTGCACCCATAGAAAGACGAGCCATAGTGATAGCCGAAATGCCTCGCAGACCATCGAAAGACATGTTCATGATCTGAGTCATGTCATTCGTAGAAAGCGTCAGCGATTCCTGCTGTGGGTACACTTGCGTGATAACGTACTTCTTTCCACCTGGCATGGAGCCGTCCCACAATGGCTCAACACAACTCGGGTGGACAATATGAAGGGCAACGACTGCGCCTGCACCATTCCGAATGTGCTGCAAGTAGCAGTTCCCATGCAGCAAAAGGTGAAGGACAACCATCTCCTTCCACTCAAACGGAGACAATCGAGCCCAACCGGCAGCCGAAATCTGGCCTGGCGTGTCGAGGAAGCTCGGGACCTGCTGCGTCTCGTTGTCCATACCACGCTGCAAGGTCTTCAGCGGCAATCCAGCGACGCTGCCTGCCACAATGGACGCTGCGCGGTAGACCGCAGACAGAGTCATAGAGGTGTATTCGGAAACAACTGGAGAGCCAGGATCAGCATAACCCAGTCGATAGGCGATATCGGGGTCGCCAACCGAATAGAAACTATCTCGCCCTTGCAAATCAGAAAGGGCTTCAGATGCGGAAGTTACCGCATCGAGACCCGTTGCCCGGGAAAACCAGCCCATGCCACGATTGTACCACCTGGTTCAAGTTCGTGCGATAATGGAGGTATGGCGTCAGGTAGTTCCGGGAATGCTCGAAAAAAGCAAATCGACGATACTCCGGGCCCGTGGATTGACTGGCCCGAAACGGACCGTGCAGATCGTGCGATCCGGTTCATGGAGACTTATTGCAGGCCACCTAAGGGTCATGGCTTCGGCGAGCCAATGAAGCTGACTGAAGATCAGAAGCAGTGGTTTCGTGATATCCTCGCTGATGATGTGACACTTGCAGTCAAGAGTTGCCCTCGTGGCGAAGGAAAATCTACCGAGTTTGCTGCATTAGCAATATGGGCAACCTTTGATAAGAGTGAGACTGGTCAACCTCAGGTACCAATTGTAGCTACAACCGTTGGACAGGCAGTTCGGTCCGTGTACGGGGTCGCTATACAGATGATCCGTGCGGAGCCCGAACTTGAGAATCGATGCACGATATACACGGCTCTTGGCAGCACTAAGTTTGAAGTGGCTGCAACTGGAGGTAGCTGCTTTCCGATTGCGAGTGATCCTGATGGCCTACAAGGTCTGGATCCGAGCCTTGCAATTGTGGACGAGATTGGATTCCAATCTATCGATACCTGGAACTCCCTTCAGTTGGCCAGCGGTAAGCGCGCTCGTTCTCTTGTTGTTGGAATTGGAACTCCTGGTTTCAACAAGAACAACGCACTCTGGACTCTTCGTACGCTGATTAGAGAGAACGGCTGCCCGGATGGATTCGTCTATCGTGAGATCGCTGCACCTGAAGGTTGCGATCATAAAGACGAGTCGGTTTGGTATGCGTGTTCACCTGCGCTTCGAGCTGGATACAAAAACATCAAGGCACTTCGTACTGCGGTATCCATCACACCAGAAGCCAGCTTCAGAATCTTCTACCTCGGTCAGTGGGTTGAAGGTGTCGATGCTTGGTTGGGTACAGAAGGTCGTGCGCTGTGGGATATCATGGAGTCGCCATATGTACTCGACCCTGAACAGCCGCTTTATGCAGCTCTTGACGTCGGTGTTAAGCGAGATTCTACGGCTTTGGTGCTACTTCAGCGCCGTATTGACACAGGTAAGCCACATGTGAAGGCTAAAATCTGGATGCCGAATAAGGAAAATGCTGTCGATGTTACTGAGATCATGCAGTATATCCGGATTCTACATCGAGATTACAACCTGAAGGCCGTTGCTTATGACCCTCGGCTTTTCGAGGTGCCTAGCTCTATGCTGCGTGACGAGCGCATCAACATGGTCGAGTTCCCACAGTCGATTGAGCGTATGACTCCTGCAATTGGAGACCTTTACACGGCTCTTATGCAGACACAGCTGACGCACGATCACGATGACCAGTTTGGCCAGCAGGTACTGAATGCCATTCCCCGTTACAACGAGCGTGGTTTCATGCTCAGTAAGGAAAAGTCTAACGGCAAAATTG